CTACGTGCGCTTCCACGATACGACAAGTCAACTGCGCGACCTGTGGCATGTACAGACAAACTGCCTGGCTTGCCTTTCATGTCGCGCCGACCGTAACTGCCGTTGTTCCACAACGCGCCATTTGAGTGATAGATCACTTGTTTAATAAACTCATTCATGCCGGCACGTGGGCCTGCTGATGGGCCGTCGCTGTTGCCTGTGTAGGGCCGTGCGTTTGCGTTAGCTTTGGCTGTTGCCACGCCCGAACGCCTGATCGTTTTTGTTTACCCAACGCATAATTGGTGGGATGATTGCTGCGATTGCACCTTTTGCATAGTCACGTGGGTCTGTTGCGCCAGTCGAGTAAACGGCGATAAGTGCGCCAATAAGTGAGCGCGCATAACTAGCGAGCATTGCTTTGTCTTTATTGGTGATTTTCAACATGGTGGTCAATCTTTTGTTCTATTCGACCAAGGACTTGGTGGACTTTGCCGTGGTCTTTTTTGTTGTCGCTGCCGATTTTGCCGATGAGTGCCACCAGTACAAGGAAACAGCCACCGATGATAGAAACCACAATTTCAGTTGCCATTTCATCAGGCTTCTGGTTGTGGTTCGTTTGCCAGTCGGGTTGCTTCGGCCATGGTTGCAGTTTCGGTTGGCTGTAACGCTGGGTCGTCCATCCATTCCAGGCAGTAGTAGCCGTCACCTGGTTCGTTATATCGCCATGTTGTGCCCGGTGCGAGAATGCGTGTTGCGTTGCCGATCTGTGCGTCAATTTCTGCTTTTGTTGCCATTATGCAATTCTCACAATCATCAGTTGACCATAAACTTCACTTACGCCATAGGACTGTGCGTTACCTAAACCAACGTTTGCCGAAGTCAAAGTTGTGTAATACTGCAATTCAATGTTGCTTGTAGCGCTTAATGTTGCTACGCCTTGCACATCGTTTGGTGCTGTGCTATTTGTACCCAAACCAACAAACTGATTTAAACCAAGCACAAGTGTGGTGCCTGCTGTCGTGTTTTGGATGCGGCCTCGAGCGCCTTGGTTGTATGAGGGGCATTTGGCATAAAACAAATATGTGCCGGCTGGCAAACTGACCACGCTTGAAGTCAACGTGCAAGATGCAATGTTGTTGACTTGTGTCGTGTTGAGTGTGCGTTTTGTCCAAGTACTGCCGATTGGTGTTCCGCCGTTTGTGCCTGATGCTTGCGTTTCATTAAAGATCGCAATATCAGCGAAGTTATCCACCACGCCGTTAAGTTGCGCGGCGGTTAAAACATCGCCTGCAACGAATGCTGTCCAATTTGCTGCCATAAGTGCTCCTATCCTAAGACATTTTCTGCGTCAAGTACGCCATAGATCAGATCATCCAAGATCAGCTCGTACACGATGGTGGTTGGCGCGGTGCTGTAGAGGATGCTGTGGCCTGTGCTGAAATCAAGCCGATGCTCAATGCCTTCAACCGACAACTCTTGCGCCAACTGGGTTGTGCCAGCACCGCTAGGAAACGTCTTTTCTACACTAATCGTGTCGCCAATATCCACGGTGGCCAGCGTGTCCTTTTGGGCTGTGGTAAGCATCAGATATTTGGTTGCCACGGATGTGTAACGCGGTTCGGGCTCTGGATTTAGCAAATAGGCGGAAGCGTTATCAATGCTTGTTTGCTCGTTTAACAGGCTGTTAGTGATGCTTGTTGTTTGGATAAAATACGTTGCAATAGACCCTGCATCGGTTGCGGTAGCGGTTTTGCCATCAAGCCCTGTTACGACCGCACGGTTAATGACCGAGTCGGCCTCAAACGAGATACCAACGCCATCAAACTTGTACCCTGTGCCGTCATCTGTAAATTGGGCGACAGGCGCGCTCAACGTGTTACCAATGCGCTCTTGGAATGTAAACACGCCAGACCTCGACATAAACACGCGCCCAAACTCGGCAGTCTCGTTAATCTGCGTTATGTATTGCAGCACGTTTGTTCCTGCCGGGACGGTGTAGGCGCTGCCACTACCTAGGTTTACGGTGCCTGTGGCGATGTTTCGAGAGCCTGCAGGGAAATCTACTTCTGGCAGGTCTAAAACTGTTTCTATGCGTTCGCCCGATGTTTCTGGAGAGGGGTTTAATTCGTCTAAGTAGGTTTGTGCGAGCAGGTAGAACTGGTCAGCGCAATACACGGTCACGGTGTCTAACCCGCCGAGCGCAAAGTTGTAGTCATAGTTGACGACATAACCGCTAAACAATGATTCTGGCACATTGGTGTTGCTGTAACGGATGAGCTGTACGGCGCGCAATGGGGCAAGCCCAGGCTTTGCTTGTGGGGTGTCGTAATAAGGGCTGTTTTGGTCAAACGGGTTAAATATCCCGTCCACGTCTTGGATCGTGAATGTCATTGTGCCGGCGCTGAACTGGTCGCCAACGTCACGGCGACCGCGACGCACATTAATGTTTGTTACCGAGTCCAACACGTCAGCGAATTCGGTTGTGCCATCCAACACATAGTTGCTGCCTATGTAAGTACTGGTTAATCCCCATGTGGCGGTGCTGGTTGAGGCGTTTGCTGTGCCGTTCCAAGCCTGTTCTGTGAGCGTGTAACCGCTGTAAGCGTCTGCGTTGGTGCCATCAAAATAGGGCAACAATGATGAACCAGTTTCCAGCAAAAATCCGTCCATATAAATTGTTTCGCCAACTATGGGAGTTTGCACTAAAACGTCAACGCGAACATCTGTAGTTGTTGCTGGTGGAGTAAAAGTTAAAGACCCACGGCCCCAAGTGTTTATTGCTGGCGGGGTGATTATTATTTGCTGTGTTGTTCCTGATGAGCCGCCAGTTGAGTTGAAGAAAATGGCTCGCAACGAAATTGAACGACTAGTAGCATAATCTCGTCTTAGATATGCGCTGAAAGTGTATGCCTGACCTGCTGTTACAGGAACCAGCGGGAAGGTCAATGCACCAATGTTTCCAGCGGTAGATGTTCTTGTGCTCGAAAGACTCCAGCTGCCCGTGTATGACTGTGCAGATGTTCTGCTGATTGTTGAACCACCAAAAAAAGACCAGCCTGTTGTGTTTGTTTCAAAACTGGGGTTGGTGACAAGGTTGGTGCGTGTTGTTGTCGTGGTGTAACCAGCCAAAACACCCTTTAACGGGTCATCCAAAGTAAAACCGTCAACCTGAAAACCCGTAGCAATCTTCAGGTCATAGTTGCCTGAATTGACTACGGCTGTGCCTGGCATTACGCCACCTGTAACTGCAACGGCCCAGCGCTACGCGAATAAGCGCGCAAAGCGTTGACAACCGATTCACCGATTTCGGCGCTTGTAGCGATTCCGCCTGTGACGTTAATTGTTATTCCGCCACCTGTTTGCATGCGGTCTAATGGCACTACGGCTTCTGGGCCTGCCTCGCCGATCAGCGCCAACATAGGGCCGTTTGTCACGATGCCACCCTCGGCCATGCGAGGCAGGTTCATGCGACTAGCGACCTGTGTTGCTGTGCCACCAAGCGACGGCAAATTGACATGCTGAATGGTTTTGATGTCTGGCGCAATTGGTATGGCGTTATAAGCGCGAATGATGCCGTTGACCATCATAATTGCACCGTTGACTACGGACTCGAATGCGCCGAGAATGCCGTTGATGATTGCGTTCACGCCTGTGCGGAACCACTCAAACTTGTTGTAAGCGACGACTAGCGCGGCTACCAGTAGCGCTACGCCTGCAGCGATCAGGGCAAACGGGTTGAGCGCCATCGCAATGTTTGTTGCAACGATTGCAGCTGCAACTAAACCGATTGCGGCAGCAATAGCCAAGAATGCTTGCGGGTTGTCTTGGGCCCACATTGCAAACTTGTTTAAGATTGGGAGCACGGCCTCGACTACTGGCAACAGCGCCGCACCAATTGACTCTTTGGTTTCGCCAATGGAGTTAGACAAGATTTTCATTTTGCCTGCAGCAGTATCCGCGCTTTTTGCGGTTGCACCGCCGAACGTACCGCCAAGCACATCCATGACCTCGTTCAGGCTTGCGCCTTCTTTAATCATTGTTGCCATTTCTGGGGTCAATGATCGGAGCGCCTTAAAGTTGCCTTGGTATGCCTTGGCCAGCGCGTCAGCAACGGTGCTCGAATCCATTTGCAACGCTGTGCTGATGTCCATGACAAGGTTCATGTCTTTCATGGCAAGATCAACATCTTTTGTACCGCGCACCAAAGCCTCAAGGCTCTTTCGGTACTCACTATCCGCAATGCCAGACGCCCTGCTCATTGCCGATATCTGATCTTCAATCTGGGCGGTCTGTGCAGCACCCGCGCCAGTCACATTCTGCAAAGTAAGCGCTAACGCCGCCTGCTCCTGCTGATCTTCCATAGCAGCCTTAGTTGCGTCGCCAAGGGCAACAGCCAAACCGCCAAGCGCCGCAGCTGCCGGCACCGCCGCCTTCTTGATTGCAAACTGTGCTTTAGCTCCAACAGTCTTTAATTCATTGAACTGCTTAATGGCTTTTTCAACGCCTTTACCATTAAATTCTGAAACAATTGGAAGAATGACAGCCATTAGCGCAGTTCCTGTCCGACTTGTTTCATAACGCGCCTAACTAAATCGTCCATTTTAGCCATGACATCCGTTTCGTTTCGTTCCCACGCTTTCCACATTACTCGCGAACGACCCCCATATTGTGCTGTTAGGTTTCGACCCAAACTGCCTTTTGAACTCATGTCCAATAATGTGCCAGTTGAACCTAAATAAGCAATTGAAAAGGTTCCGACATTAGTCGTTCTGCCATTGAATTCTTTAATGTTTCGCGTGTTGATTTTTGCTTTGATTGATTGCTCATAGCCAGGCAACCAAGGCAACATTTTAAACCCTGACTTTGTTGTCCAATTTCGGGCCATACCAGACAATGGAACATTTTTTGGATTTCTAGATTGTATGTCACCAACAATTTTTTGAGCATCGTCAATTACTACTTGAACAATTTCTATGTAGTCTTTTGTAACTTGTCGACGTAAAGATTTGTCAATGTTATTGAGGGTTTTTAATGCTTCTTTCAACCCTGCAATTTCAATGTTTGCTTCAACCGCCATGACTATCTCCGTTTTTTGTTTGCCTCGTTAAGCACTTTAATGACCGTTACCAAGTCTCGTGAGTCAAACGCAATATCGCTAGGCCACCAACCGACCGCGACTAAAATCTCTGCTAGTTGGCGGCGGTAGGTGCCGCGTCCGTAGGGTTTGGGTCGGTCTCATCCAACACCGGAATGATCTCAATATCTGGGTTTTTGGCTACCCAATCACGCCAGTTATCACCAACCTGCTCACCTTTAAGTTTCAAGATCGTGTGCATCCAACAGCAATAATCGCTGTATAGCGGATTGGTTGAGAGCTGTTGAATGTTGCGACGCTCAAGCCGCTCCCATTCGGTAACTACAAACAGGTTGGTGTAGTAGTACTCGGGCGCGCTGTCAGGCGTGCGCTTCAACTGCAACTTGATTTTCATGTTTCTCCTATGTCGGCTTGGAGCCGTTGTTTATACGGTGGTGTCAATCGTCAACGCGCCACCCATAAACGTGAGGTCATAGGTTGACAACTCGCCAAGGGATGCGTTGATAATTGGCAATG